GGGCAAAGATGACAGACAGAACGCAAAGGCTCATTCGTTCGCTCCTATTTATGGGGCTACAGGTAATCAGTACGAAGGGCATATCAAGAACTACTACACTGAGTTCTTTAACATCTACAAAGGCCTCGGGACGTATCACAAGAAGCTCACAGATGGTGTGCTGAAGACCGGCCACATCCAGATCTTCTCAGGGCGACAGTTTTACTGGCCTAATGAAGAACGCCGCAAGAATGGTCGCACAAAGCACTACACCCAACAAGTGAACTACCCTGTGCAGTCTGCAGCTACCGCCGATATTGTGCCACTTAGTTGCATACGGGCATTCCGAAAGTTCAAGGAACTTAACCTGCGCTCTAAGCTAGTTCTGACTGTGCATGATTCGATTGTGGTAGATACCCACCCAGATGAAGAGGAACAGGTCAAAGAGGTGCTGCAGTGGGCTATGGAAAAGGTCACAGAAGAGGCAAAAATGCTTTGGAATTATGACTTTATTCTGCCCCTCAAAATAGAAACATCTAGGGGCAAAAATTGGCTGGATCAAGTCGAATATGATTGACTAATGCCACTTAGTAATGCCATACTGTAGTTTCAATCAATAGAGGGTCGAATCGAGATGAATGATCTTACAAATGTAAATCAGCAAGACTTACAGGCAATGAACGAAGTGCTAGGCACTCAGGTAACAGGCGGAACTGGTGGAGCGGGTGTTCGTGTCCCAGAGCTTAAAATTAATTCACGCTCACGGGATAAGGAAACTAAGAAAGCTATCCCAGAAGGCTCCTACTTCCTGACCAATATGGATCAGAAGGTATACGGAGAGAACGTCACGTTTCGCCCGTTAGCTACACACCTTCAATACTTTCATTGGGATGAAATTGACGGGAAGCGTACACTGGTGAATAAGTCTATCGCCATCCCAAGCCCCCGTGACGAAGCCCGTGACATTAAAGGCGGCATTGCATGTGGATACCCTTCATGGGAAACGCTGCAGGAAATGGATTATGCTGACGCTAAAGTGTACAAGTCCATGAAGCATCGTGTCACCCGTGGGCTTGTAAGCTACGATGGTGAGACCGCTGATGGTGAGAAGGTTTCCATTGAGAACCAGCCTTGCGTCATGTTCCACAAGAACAGCACGTTTGGTGGCTTCTGGAACGGATTCATGAAGAACCTGCCCAAGGGTTCTAACATCTATGAATACGAAACTGAAATGGGTGCCGATTACAACGAAAACGGCTCCGTTGTTTGGTACACACCTACCTACAAGGTTGATCTGTCCAAGAAGCTGGATATGACCCAACAGGTATTCGACACGATGTCTGTCTTTGCGCAAGCCATCAAAAAAGAGAACCAAGAAATTGATGCTAAATACTTCACGGCAATCAAAGAAGGTTCACTTGATAGCAAGGCAATGGATGCACTGAACATCGAAGACAGTCTCGACAATGACTTCGTAGATGTAGCCTAATGATCCAGTCCAAGCTGGATGCAACGAATGACAAACTATCCAACGATGAATTTGATGGTCTAACCATTGAGGACAGTTGGATAGAAGAGGCTGGCGAAGAGTTTAAGGCGGCTCTTCGCAAGCAGCTTACTCCGCAGGACAGAGATTTTCGTCTGCGGATGTCAAACATCGGGAAGCCTTTATGCCAGCTACAACATGGCGCAATGGGTTCTGAACAGAAACGCAAGTCCAAGAACTTTAAGGTTCAGATGATGATTGGTGACGCTGTAGAGTGCATCACTAATCTGATCTTAAAGGTCGCAGAGGTTAACATTACCGGTGGTAAGAACCTTGTTGAAATGGAGTTCGGCTCAGTCACCATCAAAGGTGAAGATGACATAGAAATTGATCATAAGATCTATGACGTTAAGTCCTGCAGCCCCTTCGCTTTCGACAAGAAGTGGTCCCACGGTTATGAGGCTCTAAAAGAAGACGATCCATTCGGCTACATCGGTCAGCTTACCGGATACGCCCAAGCCCAAAACAAAGATCTGGGTGGCTGGATTGTTGTGAACAAGTCTACAGGTGCGATGCTTGCAGTAGAAGCGGATGTGTCTCCAGCGGAGAAAACATTCAATCTGTTCAAGATGAAAAGCACGGTGGACAAGGTCACTAGCGGAGCGCCTCTGGAACGGCAGTTTGATCCAGTGCCTGATAAGTTCAATCGCAAGCCTACGGGCCTAAAGCGATTGCCTATGTCCTGCAATTTCTGTGACTTCACTCAAGCTTGCTATCCGAAGGCAAAGTTCAAACCCCACCCCATGTCGAAGGCCAAAGAGCCGCCGATGTACTGGTTCGTTGAGGATTAAGCATGGCGATAAAACCTCAGTCTGCAAAGGCTAAGGGGCGGCGTCATCAGCAATGGGTTCGAGATAAAATACTAGCTCTGTTTCCGAAATTGGAACCAGACGATGTCCGTTCCACCGGGATGGGTCAAGGCGGGGAAGACGTTCAACTGTCCCCCGCTGCTAGGAAGCTCTTTCCCTACTCTGTTGAATGCAAGGCTCTGAACAAGATCAGCGCATACAAGTTCATGGAACAAGCTGAAGCCAACTGCCCACCAAAAGCTGAACCAATCGCAATCATCAAAGCAGACAGGCAAAAGCCCCTCGCCCTGATGGATGCAGAACACTTTTTCAAACTGATTGGAAAAAACAAATGAAAGATAAAGACCCAATTGCATGCGGTATCTTTGTAACCCCCGTGAACCACATAGGCTTCAATCTCAGCGCCTTTAGCAACCTTGAGGGCAATGTATCCGAAGAGGAAGCAGATCACTACGAAGCTCTGATTGAGGGCATCGGCTACATGATCCGCAGCAACCCACTCTTCTTTGTCGATCTGGGCAACATGCTCCTCGACCAAGCTGAAATGGAAATCGAATTTGAGCCTTCCGATGAACTTGAGCAAGCCATTGCCGAATCCAAAGTCATCCCATTCAACAAAAAGAACTGAGGACACCAAAATGGATCTCAACCAAATCACCGACATGGTTAACAGACCGCTGCATTACAACTCTGCGGAAATCGAATGCATCGATGCAATGGAAGCCATGGTCGAAGGCTCAGACTGTGAGCCTCATGTAGCGTATTGCTGGCAGAATACTTTTAAGTACCTCTGGCGCTGGCCTTACAAGAACGGCTTAGAAGACCTTCGGAAAGCCCGTTGGTACTTGGACCGTATGATTTCTCAACTTGAAGGGGATGCGGAATGACTCCCGGATACGAGTACTTCGATGAAGGCAATGCATCCCTTCGTGACCCTGATACTTACATTGGTAAAACACCTCTGGATATGGTTCAGCATTTTGCCCGGACCTACCAGCAATCCATGGGCCACCAGTGGACCAAAGGAACCCTGAAAGACCTTCTGCGCACCGTCCTAATCAAAGAGGAATACGCCGAAGTTTTAGCGGCTACAGAAGCACCAGAAATGCTCAAGGAATTGGCGGATCTTGTTTACGTCACCTACGGATTCGCAGCCACGTTTGGCTGGGATTTAGACGAAGCTGTGCGCCGTGTTCATGCATCCAACATGAGCAAGCTGGGCGTCAATGGGGACGTACTCTACCGTGAAGACGGTAAAGTCCTCAAAGGCCCGAATTATGAAGAACCTAATTTAACAGATCTAGTTTGAGGCAGACCATGAATAACTATCTACCAACCGATTACCAATCCTTCATACACACCAGCCGCTATGCCCGTTGGCTAGACGAAGAAGATCGCCGTGAAACATGGGGCGAAACCGTAGGCCGTTACGTTTCTAATATCGTAGCCCCTGTAATTGCAGACACCGCAGTGCAGAATGAAATCTCTGAGGCTATCACAGGCCTTGAGGTTATGCCTTCCATGCGATCCATGATGACGGCAGGTGTTGCTGCCGCCCGTGATAACACATGTATGTACAACTGCAGCTATCTAGTAATTGATGATATGAAAGCCTTCGATGAAGCTATGTTCATCCTGCTATGCGGGACAGGCGTAGGGTTTAGCTGTGAACGCCAGTACATCAAGAACCTACCAGAGGTTCCAGAAACCCTCTACGACAGTGAAAGCACTATTGTGGTCAAGGACAGCAAAGAAGGATGGGCCAAAGCTTATCGCCTTCTGATTAGCATGCTCTTTGCCGGTGAGATCCCCACATGGGATGTGAGCAAGGTGCGTCCTGCGGGTGCCAGACTTAAAACCTTCGGTGGTCGTGCATCTGGCCCAGCGCCTTTGGTTGATCTGTTCAACTTCACCATTGATACCTTCAAGAAGGCCGCAGGTAGTAAACTGTCTTCCTACGACTGCCACAGCATCATGTGCAAGATCGGTGAAGTCGTTGTTGTAGGTGGTGTACGCCGTTCTGCAATGATCTCTCTGTCCAACCTGTCAGATGATCGTATGCGTCACGCTAAATCCGGTAAATGGTGGGAAGCAGCCCCTCACATGGGCCTAGCCAATAACTCCGTGGCCTACACAGAAAAGCCAGATGCTATGTCCTTCCTGCGGGAATGGACTGCCCTAGCAGAAAGCGGTTCTGGTGAGCGTGGTATCTTCAATCGTGAGGCTGCAGTGAAGCAGGCCGAAAAGAACGGACGCCGTGACCCTAGCTACGAATGGGGAACTAACCCGTGCAGCGAAATCATCTTGCGGGGACCGAAGACCGATAAGAGCGGCAATCCTATTGCAGGTACAGGCGGTCAGTTTTGTAACCTAAGTGAGGTAGTTATCCGTGCTACAGATTCTAAAGAAGATCTTATTCGGAAAGTCCGTGTCGCAACCATTTTGGGTACGGTACAATCTACCTACACCAAGTTCCCTTATCTGCGAAAGGTGTGGGCGAAAAACACGTCAGAAGAACGGCTGTTGGGGGTGTCGCTAACCGGCATCATGGATAACACCCTAACCAACGGCAAAGAGGGCGATCTGGCTGCACTGTTAGAAGACCTGAAGCAGGTGGCTGTAGATACCAACAAAGAATGGTCTGATAAGCTGGGCATCGAAGTGTCGGCTGCTATTACTTGCGTGAAACCATCTGGAACTGTTTCACAACTTACAGACAGCGCCTCTGGGATACACGCACGGCATAGCCCATACTACATCCGCACCGTCCGTGGTGACAACAAAGATCCTCTGACACAGTTTATGAAGGACCAAGGCGTTCCTAACGAGCCGGAAGCCTTTAAACCCGATCAAACCACCGTGTTTAGCTTTCCAATGAAGTCACCCGATGGTGCAGTGGTTACTGCGGATATGTCTGCAATTGATCAGCTAAACATGTGGCTAATGTACCAGCGACATTGGGCCGAACATAAGCCTAGCGTGACTATAAATGTTCAGAACTCTGAATGGTTTCAGGTGGGTGCATTCGTTTACGAGCATTTTGATGAAATGTCTGGTGTATCGTTCCTGCCGTTTGATGATCACACCTACCAACAAGCGCCCTACCAGCATGTTGGTAAGTCAGTGTATCAAGAAATGCTTGCGGTCATGCCAGAGGCAATCGATTGGACAAAGCTTTCTGCGTATGAAGCAGAAGACAACACCTCTGGAAGTCAAACACTGGCTTGCTCGGGAGATAGCTGTGAAATCGTAGACCTAGTGTAACCAAAGCACCTGAGCATGTGTATAAAAGGCTCGTCCTACTTTAAACCTAAAGGAGACAACAATGTCCTTCACAAACAAAGAATTCAACCCATCAGGATATAAAGAAGTAAATGATATCAAAGATGCAGCAGAGTCCTTGGCTCTTGCTATCCAACTACATTGTCCTGATGGACCTCTGAAGGATAAAGCTATCTTGGACACACAGTCTGCTTCTATGTTTGCAGTGAAGGCACTGTTTGACTAATGTACACAATCTTAACAAGAGACCAATGCAACTTCTGTGACCGGGCAAAAGCAGTACTCCGGTCACAGGGGAAACCTTACGCAGAGTACAACATACAATCTAAAAGTAGCAGGTGGTTAACGCCCCTGCTCCTTATGGCTGGCCTAAAAACC